GTGCTTCGGGAGCTACATACAAGACATACGCAAATTCTTTGATACGTGCCAACAAGTTCAATCCTAATACCCAAGACTATCTAAACTATGTAGATAAGTATTGGGAAGAGAAGATGATTGCAAAAGTTAAACAAGAAAAGACTAAAAACATTAAGAGAGAACTTGCTAAAGATTTTGCAAATGAACTCAGAGGTTTAAGAAAGATGATTGATAACCTAACAGTGTTTCAAGCAAATCTAGTAGAAGGTAAGATGATTATTATCAATGCTTTAAACAGAGTTAAGAGTATCGGTACATTTGTAAGAACAGACAAAGGGTTTAAAGTTGTAAACCCCGAAGGTTATGTTGCAATTGATAAAGAAGGTGGTGCAGTTAAACTTGTAGACCGTATGGAATTTGCATATAATAACTTTACCGCACAAAAGAAATGGGATAAATAGATATATGACAGACTGTACATGCAATTACGACCACGAAATTACCGAAGCAGAACACGAAGGTAAAAAGGTAAAACTTAATGACCCCTTTAGACTTCCGTCTGGCAGTAAGAAAAAGTTTGGGGTCTATGTAAAAAACGACAAAGGAAACATTGTTAAGGTCACATTTGGTGACCCTAATATGGAAATCAAACGTGATGACCCAAAACGATTGAAAGCATATCGTTCAAGAATGGGTTGTGACACAGACCCAGGCCCAAAATGGAAAGCAAACTATTGGTCATGTTACCAATGGCGGTCAGGTGCTAAGGTTGACGAAGACTTTAGACTACCAACATTTGGTGAACATTTGGATGAAGTTGTTTCACAGAAGACTAGAATGAAAATGAAACAAGCATTCAGAAAGAACAAAGCAAAGATTATGAGGGCGAGAAAGAAAGCTGCTAAGAAACCTCAATTACAGAAAGGTCAGATTGAAAAGAAAGCAGAACTACAGGCACGAAAGTCAATTGAGAAAAAGATTCTCAAAGGTAAGTCTAAAGCAGACTTAGGTATTGGTGCAAAGGCAGCTCTTGAAAAACAAATGGCAAGAAAACAGAAAGCAATTAAGAAAATTGCTATGAAGATTCGTAAAGATGTCATTGCAAAAGAAAAGGCAAAAATTAAAAAGAAACTTGGGGGTGTAACTGAGGAAACTAATTACGCTTTACCTTCTTACCCAGCACAAACTGATGTTAAGATGAGACATGATGATTGGTGGATTGTGGGTGACCCCGAAAAGGCATACGAATACGACACAAGTAAGACTGGTGATGAGAACATGGAAATCATGAATGATTTAGTTCGTGACCAAAGACGCACCATGGCTAAAAATCCTAATGAGGTTAAGGACTAATGAAAACATTTAAATCATTCAACGAAGCAAAAGAAAAAGGTGCAACTTTTACATTCGGACGTTTTAATCCCCCGACTACTGGTCATGCAAAACTAGTTAAGAAACTGGAAGCATCATCTAAGGGTGGGTTTACGCCTTTGATTTACACTTCACATTCAAGTGACCCTAAAAAGAATCCTCTCAGTTACAAACAAAAAATATCTTACCTTAAGAAGTTCTTCCCGAAAGTTGGTGTTATTAATACGCCTGCAAGAACTATCTTTGAAATTGTAACAGACTTACACAACAAAGGATTCACCGATGTTCGTATGGTTGTAGGTTCAGATAGAGTTAAAGAGTTCGACATGCTTATTAAGAAGTATAACGGACAGAAAGGTAAACACGGTTTCTATAAATTCAATTCAATACAGATTATATCTGCGGGTGAAAGAGACCCCGATGCGGATGACGTATCAGGAATGAGCGCATCTAAAATGAGAGCACTTGCATCCGAAGATGACTTTGATGCATTCGTAGATGGTGTTCCAAGTAAGAACAAAAGAATTGCACAGTCATTATACAAAGATGTGCGAACTGGTATGGGTATCAAAGAAGAAACCGTACCATGGTATATCAGAGAAGACCTAATTACAGAGGGTGTTTATGACCCAGGCATCTTCAAAGCAGTATTCCTAATGGGTGGGCCAGGCAGTGGTAAATCTACAGTCGTAGATAGACTTGCACTAAAACCACTAGGTTTAAAACTCGTAAACACAGACAAAGCATTTGAAGCTGGTCTTAAGAAAGCAGGAATGGGTCTAGACTTAAGGGGTGCAGACTTCTCTAAGGTTGACCCCATACGTGCAAAGGCAAAGAAGATTACAGGTAATGCCCTTGACAGATACCTAGATGGTAGGTTAGGATTGATATTCGACACTACTGCAGCTAAGTCATCCAAGATTTCAAACTACAAAAAAATGCTTGATAAACTAGGATACGAATACAAAATGGTATTTGTGAATGCAAACCTAGAAAACGCACAGGCACGTAATGCTATGCGTAGTAGAAAACTACCAAAGGAAATTGTACAGGGTGATTGGGAAAACTCACAGAAGAATGCTAAAATCTTTAGAGCAATGTTTAAGAAAGACTTTGTGGAAATTCAAAATGATGATACCCCAGCAGACTTGAATAAGAAAGCAGATTCTTTGTATAGTAAACTATTGGGATGGACATCAAGATACCCTAATAACAAAATGGCACAGTCTTGGAGAGAACAGGAACTTCTAAAAAAGAAGTCTAAATAAACATATGAGAATAACAAAAACTTACAAACAATCTGAATGGTTAACCGAAGGGCCAGAGGAATCTGCGTCTTTAAAAGCTGACCAAGCACGTGAAGTTGAAGACCTCAAACGAAGACACGAAGACGAGGTAGAATCTCTCAAAGCAAAACATGAAAGAGAATCCGACAGACAGTCTAAGAAAGATGAAGCAGAAGCAGAGAGAGACCAACAGGAAGATACTCTGCCTGATATCGAAGACTCAAAATACTTACAAAGTATTGAAGAGGGTAAACTTGTTGCAGATGACTTGATGGTTATTGATGTTGCAATAAAAGACATTAAGAAACAAATGGTAACGTCACTGCAAAAGAACAGAGAAGCAGGAGTTAATTTCATCAACAGTCTGTTTAGAACTGCTGGTCTCAAATCAAAAGTCAGTGCAAAAATGCAGTCTAAAGGTAGACTATTTCTCAAGAACGATAAAGAAGAACAAGACAGAGACGTAAAACATAAAGATGGTACTCAACCCAAGAAGTATTACAAAGGTCTCGACAAAAAAACTAAAGATGCTAGGGATGCACATTTTAAAGCAAAGAAAAGCGGCCCAGCTCCAGGCGATAAAGATGCTAAAACTAAGACATCGGTTCATACTAAAAAGTATAAACAAATGTTTGGAGAAGACGTATCCCAAAAACAACTCAATGACCTTGAAAAGTTTGCTGACAGAATCCTTAAAAAGTTTGGGGTTGATATTGAGTTCACCAAACATTTCGCTGACCGCATGAATGATGACCGTAATGACCCTGCTATAACAGTTGCAGAGTTACAACGTGTGTTCAAGAAGATTGCAAAAAACAAAGCAAAGAGTATTCGACAGAATCCCGATAGTGAAGCAGTCATCAAAGACTTGCAAATGGATTTAAACTTACCTGTTGTTATCAAGTATGACCGCAACAAGGAAGAGTTTGAGGTAGTCAACAAGACTATCATGCGTAAAAAAGATTTCAAGACTACATCTAAGACTATCACAACAGAAAAAACATTAAAAGACATTTTTGGGAGTAACCATGACAGGTAATAAAACAGATAACGGTGTATTAGAACAAGGAACAGACGAAGCAAGAATCTCGTATTCCGAAGATACGCCTGGTCAAAACGTGGAATCTTTTATCAAAGAACGTGAGAAAGCATTTCACGAAACACATGATAGAACAAAGAAACATTTCTCATCTGTATTTGGTAATCCCTTGGAAGACTATCCTTACAATGACGCAATTAAAATTAAACCCATCAAAGAATCATTTGAAGAGTTGGAGATGGATGAAGCTAAGGGTCTAACAAAAAGAATAGCTGGTGACAGTAAGTTTGAACTACTCGCAGTGAAAAGTGGTCTTCTTAAACTATCATTCGTTAATGTCAGAGATGGTGATATTTTTATTGGTAAGGAAGACTTTGCAAGGTTTCAGAAGTTTATAAGTAAAATTAAACCAGCTGCAGTCGATAAAGCACACCAAGAAATCGTTGAACAGATAGATGAGGAAGGTGATAACGGTCTAAAGGCAAAAGCAGAGAAGAGTGGTATATCACTTGGTATTTTGAAACAAGTCTATAATAGAGGACTTGCTGCTTATAAAACAGGACATAGACCTGGCACTACTGCACCACAATGGGCATTTGCAAGGGTAAATTCTTTCATCACAAAAGGTAAAGGTACGTGGGGCGGTGCAGACAAAGATTTAGCCGCCAAAGTTAAATAATGGAGTAAACGCTAATGGTCAAAGAGGAACGGCTGGAAAAACACGGGACTCACGACAAATACGTCATACGGACATATGACACAACAACACCTTGGATTCAAACTAAACGAAAAGACATGGTGTATGTTCTTTCAGGTGAAGGTTGGCAAATTCAATACGAGAACACTGAACTTGGTAATAAATTGGAAACAGGTAATAAATTTTTACTGCCTGAAAAAGTGAAATATAAACTAATGAATAAGGAGAAAGTAGATTCAAACTTGGTTCTCAAGATTGAGTTTATATAAATAAAGAGTATGAGTTATAAAGCAGATTGGAAATCAGAGTTAGAAAAAGTACGTTCTTTTATTAAGGATGCACCTACACCTGTCGTTGAAGAAACTATCAAGACAGATGACCAAACAATTTCAGAAGAAATTGACTTGATGTTATTAACTGATTTTGATGAACCCATAGTAGAAGACGCTCATGAAGAATCCGATGAAGATATCAACACCAAACTTCTTGAAAAGAACATGTTAGGTAGACTTGCAAAATCATTGGAACTAACCGAAGATAAAAAATCAATGCTTTTTAATTATTTTGAAAAGGGAGAATTAGTACAATGAGCATCAATCAACTACCAAAAGGTTTAGTAGAAGCCACTAAAGAAGTTTTAGAAGGTTCTGCTGAATATCAAGCATTCTTTAAGAAGGCACTTAAAAAGTTCGGTGTAGATTCACCCGCTGAATTAGGTGACAAAAAGAAAGAATTTTTCAACTATGTAGACAAGAACTACAAAGGTAAAGACGAAGCGGTTGAAGAAGGTAAACTTCCACCCGCTCTTCAAAAAGCAATCGACAAAAAGAAAGAAAAAGAAGAAGAAGAACAAGTCGATGAGTGGATTAAAGCAGACGGAACTAGACGTAGAGTTGCTGAAAAAGACCAAAGAAAAGTTAAAGTCGAAGACGTAGTCAGAGACATGTGGAAAAACGCAACCGAGGTTTAATATGAATCACTTTCAACCTAACATCTTTCAAGAGTTAAAAGAAAAGAAAGTCTTAGATAAAGATGGAAAAGTCGATGCACTTGGCGCTTATGGTAAGATGAAACTTACTGGTCAAGAAATCGCAGCCTATTTTAAAAAGAACAAAGTTAAAGATGCAGAAGTTAAGAAAGCTGTAGGAGTTGCTTTAGACCTTAGTGGTGCAGATTCTATTGCAAGAAAAGAGATTGCAAAGTATTACGGTAACGCAATTCTAAAAAACAAAGACGTTCAGAAAGCACTTCAATATGCAAACGAATCATATATTTCAAATCAAGAAGTAGAATCCCTAGACGAATCACTTTTAATTGAAAAGAATTTGATGCCTGAAATCCAAAAGATTGTATCAGATAAATCAGCATCTAAAGTAGGTGGAGTCATGTTGGACATGTTCACTGCATCTATGATTTCAAAGGTTTACGACAAAGTAAACGATGGTAACAAGAAGAAAATGGAAAGTGCAAACATTACCGTTCTTGTTAAACTTGCCCATAAGGTTATGGGTATGAAAGAAGAAGTTACCGAAGGCAAGTACCTAAAATACTCAAACTTATTAATGAAGAAAGCAAAAGAGATGGAAGCAATCGACAAAGCACAAAATAAGTCAAAGGTTAAAAATCCTTCATTGAATGCTCTAAAAGCAATCAATAAAGAAATCGAAGCTGAGATGAAAAAACTTGGTATTACAGAATCAATCTTTGAAGCTAAATCTTCAACAGGATATGACCTATATCACAAAACATTTAGTGGTGCAATGCAACATGCATATGCATACTCTAAGAAAAAGTTTGGTATTGAGATAGACCCAAAAGAGATTGATGATAAAGTCGCAATGGGGCCTAAGAGACCATCAAGTGGTAAAACAAATTCATATCGACTGAAGGGAAAGGATGGTAAGAAAGGCATCCAAGTACAAGTTGCAAACCTTGACAACAAAAGATACGAACTGAACATGTACAAAGAAGAAACTTCAAACATGGACAGATATGCATCTGCTATTAGGGAGTCCTAATGACCGATAAGAATTTAGGTTTAGATGCAAGGTACAAATCTTTCAAAGAAAGAATTAAAAAACTTGGATACATCAAAGACTCGGCTAAAAAGACTGCTCAAGTAATGGAGAAAGTTGCCGATTTCGGAATGATGTCCGATGCGGGTAATAAGAAAATTGCACGTGCAGTATCAGCTGCAAAAGACGAAAAAGATTTACGTGCTCGACTAGACAAAATCAGCAAGATGGCTGGTGGTAAGTATAGGGAAGCAGACGAAGACGAAGTTATCATGAGGGCAGTCAATGCTTTAGACTATGGTGCACAGGGAACACAGAAACACGCAGACGCAAATGTTCTTGTTCAACTTGCATCTATAGATGACACAGGTAAAGATACTGATGTCCGTACTGATGATATGAATAAGACTAAAGTAAAGGCAGGAGATGCTTCAAAGGTTTACAAAACTTTGATGAGTATCAAAGCGCCAATACGGTCTAAATACTTAAACATGATGCAAAAGGACTCGAAAGGGTTTAAAAAAGCATTTAACGCTATCTTAAAGGTAGCAACAAAATAAAAGAGAGGAAATAGATATGCCATTATGGGGACATACAAGCGGAACAGAGAGTAAACCTAACTGGTTATCTGACTCCGACAAAACAAATACATCTGCTAAACCACACGGATGGGAACTTAAAAAAGTAGTGGGTTCAAGAACATTGACTGAGACATTGGTTGCATGGTCTAGTTCCGCACTCACAACTGCACTTGGTGCCGCTGATATCACTGATATCGACTGGAACATCACTGCATTTGATAAGTCAGACGGTGGAACACTATCTGTTAAGGTAGTATTCAACGAAGCAGTTGACGTAACTGGAACACCACAATTAACTGTAGTTAACAGTGTTAATTCTAACCACACATTGTCATATGCAAGTGGAACAGGTACTAACGAACTTACATTTACATTAGCAATTGCAGCTGCCAATGCCGCTACTGATGCTGATGATGTACTTTCAATTGGTGCAAACGCAGTTGCATTGAACGGTGGAACAATTAAAGATACAGGTACTAACACTGCATCAACTATTACTAATGTTGCTGGAATTGGAACTGCTGCTGGTACAATTACAGTAGTTGCATAACAGTTTAGGAATTTAAATTATGAGCAATACGTTTGGGAATTGCGACCTGTCTACCATTACAACAACGGTAGACAAGGTCATGCTAACGGATGCAGAACTTGATATTCTGTGGTCAGAAGATAATCAAAAACGACTTTTTACCCACCAAGCACATAGCCCCTTTAATAACGAAGGGGATATTGATGAGTATAACCCGCATTACACTGACGATATTAGTGAAGCAAAACTCAAAGTCAAAACATATATTTCTGACTTCTTAAGTGGGGTTATTCAGCAAACTTTTGGTTGTGATGCATATATCGTGAGAACTTTTGATGGTTCTACTATTATCGGTTTTCAGTTGATGCACTCTATTAAGGGTGAAAATGATACATACGTCATGACAGCTGATTCAATACCCGATTTAAACACCCTATGGGCTCAAGAGGTTGGTAGTGGTGATTGGAGAGATGAATGTGTCGCTATGGATACAGTTATGTATAACCCTATGCTTGATGGAACATCATCTTCTATTTGGGCATCATCACTGCACATATCCGATGCATTTTTAATCGCTATTCATACTGCCATTAAAGCCGATGGATACAAAAATGTGTTACATTGTGCTACAGGATTAAAACAAAAACAATATTTTAATGCAATACGAGACCTGATGATAAATTGGGAAAACAATGGTGGTTTCCCTGCTGGTCATCCAAGTGCTGGAACAGTGATGAATGCGACTCCTGTATTCAATTATGTAGAAGACAACACTACACCCGCTTATCAGTTAGGATGTTCGCAGTTCGGGCCAGCTTATGCAAATAGATTTCCCGATGAGATTAAACCATGCGCTTGGCCGTTTACCACAACTAAAGTCGGTGGTATTTACCCACCATATGCTTAAGGGGTAATTTGTTATGCCAAAGATTTTTCATACCGCAATAGAACAAGACTTACCTAGTGAAGACCTTCTTAGGTTGATTGAAGCATCTTACGTTAGACGTTTACACACAACTGGTTATACAACTCAAACAGACGAAGAGTTTAAAGATTTGTTTCTTGATGATATTGATTACATTAAGTCAAATTTTCCAGTCCACGCATGGTTTGTAATGCGATACGTCCCCAATGAGACGGTATTAAAGGAAATTAGGTCAACAGGTACTACTACAGATGCTCCAATATTTGGTGCTATGTTGATATATCCTTGTAAACAACCTTACAAGAGTTCCCCAATAACAGTGACCAAAAATGGTGTAGATGTTCAACGTGATACATTCATACCAAATTTCTTTGCAGCTGCTGATGAAGGTACTAAAGATGGTCAACCACACTATTCTTGGATGAGAAATTTCCAAACAGAATGGGAGTCAAGAGGTTTAGATGGCCACTGTTCTGATAAACTAGCAATAGCTGATATTGTATTGTACGGTGAAATACCTGTATGTGATTACTTTACTGAAGTATTGAAGTCAAAAAACTATAGACTTTTACAGAATTATAAAGAAACTGTTAGCGGTATTGAAAAAGACGCAATAGAAGATGCCGACAACGAAACTGAAGGTGGTCTTTCATGGTATCCTGCCATCAAATGGTTACAGGAACACGATGTTAACAGTATGATTTTTGAAGGGATGGGGTCTAAAGCACTTGAATTTGCTGCCCAAGAGTGGGATGCAAAACACACTATTGGGGGTGTCAAGAGAAGTGAAAACTCTGAATTGTTCAATTGGCCGAGTCAATGGTGGGATACATACGGACTTTCTGAAGGTGAGTCACCTACTAGTGGCGCACAGAACATATTCTTAAACCAAGAAGACGATATTGTTAACCATACTGACTCTGAAGTTAGAACTTTTGGTCTGTAGAACACGTAAAAAGGATAAATAAAACTATGAAAACATTTAAAGCATATCTCACAGAAGACGTTAACCCAGGCTACGAAGGCATGGCGGGTGAACATAACATCGATGACGCAGACGTTAAGGCAAGACTTAATGCTATCCTAGGTCATACCGCATCTATGGAGTTTATCAACCCTAGAGCTGCCGTTGCACAAATGGAAGCAAAACTATCTCTACTTGGTTTATCACATGATGGTAATATCAATGATATAGACATGAGTGAGAGTGGTGAGTTTGAAATCTCATTTTCACGTTACGGTGATATCATTGGTAAAACAGTTGATACCCCACATGATGAAATTGAAGAAGAGAAGACTAACTTTACTATGAAGATTAGAACTGAAAAATTAGATACTGGTTCATTTAAAGTATACGGTTCTTTAGCATAACGCTCTTCACTTGCACTAAATATTAGTGCAACCAAAACAATTTAATACATTATGAGTCTATTTGACAAACTAACAGCAAAGAACTTTGCCGCCTACGCCATAAAACACTATGATGACCCACAGTGTGAAGACATGGATGACTTCTATGAAGACTTACGTAGGTTTAGATACCTTAAACGACTTCTTTTCAGATACTATCAACATGATGAACTGAGAGAACGTCTTATGCTAAATCACCTTATTTGCATCTTTAATGTCTTTGGATACGATGCATCAATGAGGATGTTAAAATTTAAAATCAAGGATGTAGAATACTGGTCATCGATTAAAACGATGCTGTTATATCTAGGATACGTAGAAGAGGGGTTTGAAGTTGAAGTTCCTATCGATGAGAAACTCGCAATGACTCTCCGACAGGTATAAATAGATATATGGCCGCTAGAATTATAGACACACTAATAGTATTCCGTATCCTCAAGATGTTAACAACACCTTTTGAGAAGACGCAAGCCTTTAAATTTGGATACATAGACAAGAAGGGTAAACGGATTACACATAAGCCCGACCCTAAAAATCCTGCTGTCAAACTAGAAAACAAACCAGTCACTGCTTCCGAAAAAGCATCATACACACCTTTACATAGACTCGTATTCAATCTAAAGAAGTTGATTGAACGAGTTCCTTTTGGTAAATCGCAGTTCGCTTCATATGCAATTGCACTTGCACTACTTAAAGAAGAAACTAGACTGACTGAAGACCAAGCAGATGAGTTGTGTGAAAAGTTCTACAGACATTTAAAAGAAAATGAATTGGTCACATCTGAATCTATTCAAGAAACTATTAATCTAGCAGAATTACGTGTGGGAGTTACATACAATCTTAGACTTGCCATCTATCAAAATGATTGCAGATATCGACCAAAAACACCTATACAGATTGTAGCAGAACATAGTATAGTGTATGGTATTCCTGTTTACATAGGATTTCTAGAAGAACACAGAGTATTGGTAACCGCTGATGATGTTTATTGAGGAAGTAACAAAAGTCAACGACATGGTGTATGGACACCAAGCGGAGTTGAAGAAACCTAAGTATAAAGACATAGACTTATGGTCTACTGGTTGGCAAAAAATATCAGTTGCCGTACCACCAGCAAATAACTCAACTGCTACCCTAGATGACATCAAAAAAATTCAGCAATTACTTAAAAATACAACACCTGAAATCAAAAGACAGTACGTTGATTGCGATGAAGATGGTTCGTACTATATCAAAGCATACTTAGAAGAGAACAATTTAGACTTTGAAGACGCAACTATAGAGTATATTGAAAGACAATGCAGTCCTGTTGTAAGACACTTTAAAAACTTTTTTAATCGTCCAAGACCATATCAATTGGCAGATGCATTAAAGATGGACTTTAAACCATTCGTTACACCGACTGCAAAGACTCCTGCTTATCCAAGTGGACATGCAGTACAATCTAGAGTGGTTGCTAATTACTACGCAAGTTTATATCCCGACCACCGAAAAGAATTACATGAAGCCGCTCATACATGTGGATGGGGTAGAGTTGAAGCAGGATTACATTATCCTTCAGATTATACCGCTGGTCTACAACTTGCTGATGACTTGATGGGATATATGCGGATGGAAAAACTAAATGAAGATGCGCCAGTGAACGCAACAGGTAGTGCTATATCAATGCCTACTACAATGAAACGAAAACGAGACAAAAGATTCTACGAACTTTGGACTAGAAAACCAAAATAAATTATGCAATTTCTGAACTATTTGGCATTAGCAACAAGTCTAATGATAGCGGGCATCGCTGCCTATTTCTCTGTTATAGGGATGGGGATTATATTTGCGGGTGCATACATGTCCACAATAGTTATGATGAGTGCACTGGAATTTGGTAAAATAGTTACTGCAGCTTACGTTCATATGTTTTGGGACAAACTTAACTACATGAAGTATTATCTTGCTTCCGCAGTAGTTATACTCATGTTGATTACATCGTTAGGCATATTCGGATTTCTATCAAAAGCAAACATTGAAACCGCACTAGAAGGTGATTCATATTCTCTAGAGATGTCTATCATAGACAAAAGAATAGAGTCAAAAGAGAATCAATTACAAAGATTAGAGAGCAGAGTTTCAAGTCTAGATAATATCATAGACACTGCACAACCAAAAGACAGGAACTATATAGATAGAAGACAGAAAGATGAACGACAAGAAATCGCTGTTTCTATTGACCAAATTGTAGATGAGATAGTAACACTCAATACTGAGAAGTTACCATTTGAGAGACTCCAGTTACAACAAGAAGGGAAGGTTGGCCCAATCATGTACGTTGCAGAAATGATATACGGACAAGATAATGCAAAAAACTATCTCGACAACGCAGTGAGATATGTTATAATAGCATTGATATTTGTGTTTGACCCTCTAGCATTGTTGTTATTGGTGACCGCTACAGGTCTTATATCTTCTTACAGGAAACCCGAACCACCTAGAATAGTAGTACGAGTTCCGAAGAAAAAAGATATAAATAACATAAATAACTAACTGACATATATTTTAGGAGATAAAAATGGCAGACGAAAGAAAAGCGGAAGATTTCCATCTTCTGAAACCATCAATGGCTGATGAAGATGGCAACATGCCAGCGGAAGGTACTACTGGATACGATTTAGCTAAGGCGTCATATGACGTTGCTATGGAAGAGTATAACGAAAGACTTGACCATTGGTTAAAGACAGGTGAAGCTCCAGGCATAGCCGTAAAACCAGCTGAAGACGAATAGTAAGATTCCTTACGAAACCCCCTTGTGATAATCATATCATTCTAGTATAATAGCTAGTATGATATGGTTAGAACGCAAATACTTAAGTATGGTAGCATCCCGTTTGGATGTTTGCAAGTGGAAGAACGAAAAAACTCTTAATCACAGATGTCCCTACTGTGGTGATTCTCAAACGAATCCTCACAAAGCACGTGGGTATCATTTTGTGGTGGAACAAAACTTTGTATACAAGTGCCACAATTGTGGTAAATCTACATCGTCTGTTCACTTCCTTAAGGATAACTTCCCCGATATCCATAGAGAATACTTGAAGGAGTATCTTCAAGAGAAGGGTGGTACAAAAATTAAAGTCAAGAAAAGAAAGATGCCTAGTGCAAATGACTTTAAATTTGTTCCAAAATCAAAACCTCTAAATACGACTGTCGAGAATAATTTACCTGCTGTCTGTGTTTCGGCATGGGAAAAAGGAGAGGCAAGAGAGTATCTCCAAGACCGAAAGATAGACGATGAAATAATTAAGAAACTGTTGTTCGTACAACAGGCACAATCTCTCTCTTTTTTACATACTAAGTATAGAGAGAGGGTCTTAGGTAATGATTCTCGTATAGTATTTCCATTCTACGCAGAGAATGGAGAATTGATTGGTATAAGTGGTAGAGCAATAAATGATTCACCTCTGAGATACTTAACTATGAGATTCGTAGATGACGTTCCACTCATCTACAACAATAATAATGTGGACAAGTCAAAAACTATCTATGTCACAGAAGGGCCAATAGATAGTCTATTCCTACCAAACTCTATAGCAGTTGGTGGTAGTGATTTTAAAAAGATATCTAATCTTAAAGAGAATGCAATAATAATATATGATAACGAACCACGCAATGCAGTTATTCTAAAGAAAATTGAAGAGGTCATCGAAGATGGCTTCAACGTATGTCTGTGGACTGATAAAAGAGTCGATGGATTAAAAGACATAAATGATATGATAATGCATGGAATGACCAAAGACGAAATCGTGGAGATAATCAACTCTTGCACTTACAACGGCCTTTCTGCAAAACTTAAGTTACAGGAGTATAAAAAAATATGAAACACGAAAACGGGGACATTAAAGTAGTAAAATCCAACGGTGAGTTGGTAGACATTAATCTAGATAAAATCCATGTCATGGTATCCGCCGCTTGTAAGAACATCACAGGCATCTCAGAATCATTAGTTGAAATGAATAGTGGTCTTCAATTTTTTGATGGTATTACCACTAAAGATATTCAAAGTATTTTAGTTCGTTCTGCCTCCGATTTGATTTCATTGGAAAATCCAAACTATCAATTTGTAGCAGCTAGACTATTGTTATTCGCACTTCAGAAACAAGTATTCGGTACGAAGTGGGAAGATGGTAAAGACATCTATCCTAGACTCTATGATATGGTTAATAAGAATATCGACAATGGTGTGTACACTAAGGAGATACATGATTATTACACAGAGGAAGAGTTTGATATTTGTAATGGTTACATTAGGCATAATAGAGATTTTGATTTCACTTATGCTGGTCTGCAACAAATTGTAGACAAGTATCTTGTACAGGACAGAAGTACAAATGAAGTGTTTGAGACACCACAGTTCATGTACATGATGATTGCTATGACATTGTTCCAAAATTATAATGGTCATGGTGAAAAGAATAGACTATGGTATGTTAAAAGTTATTACGATGCTATCTCTACATTTAAGATTAGTATCCCCACACCCATCATGGCGGGTGTAAGAACACCACTGAAACAGTTTGCAAGTTGTGTTCTAGTTGACAGTAATGATTCATTAGATTCAATCTTCTCAAGTGACCATGCAATTGGTAAGTACGTTGCTCAGAGAGCAGGTATTGGTATCAATGCTGGACGTATCAGAGGACTAGGTGCAAAGATTCGTGGTGGTGAAGTACAACACACAGGAGTTATACCATTCCTCAAGAAGTTTGAATCTACAGTAAGATGTTGTACACAAAACGGTGTAAGAGGTGGGAGTGCAACAGTTCATTTTCCTATTTGGCACCAAGAAATTAACGATATCATCGTACTCAAGAACAATAAGGGTACGGAAGATAATAGAGTAAGAAAACTGGACTACTCTATTCAAATGAGTGAACTCTTTTATCAGAGATTTCTCAAAAACGAGGACATTACATTGTTCTCACCGCATGTTGTAGATGGTCTATATGAGGCATTTGGAACACCCGAATTTGACGAAATGTACGAGAAGTATGAACGTGCAACCAGTATTCCAAAAACTAAGGTAAATGCCCGTGAATTGATAACAGATTTACTAAAAGAAAGAGCAGAGACTGGCAGAATCTATATCATGAATATAGACCACTGCAACACGCATAGTAGTTTCCTTGACAAAGTGAGCATGAGCAATCTTTGTCAAGAAATTACTTTACCTACACAACCAATCGAATCTATTGATGATACACGTGGTGAGATTGCATTATGTATTTTAAGTGCAATCAATGTTGGTATTGTGAAACTTGAAGAAGTGGGACACCTTGCTGATTTAGCAGTTAGAGCACTTGATGAACTGATTGATTACCAACAGTATCCTGTAAAGGCCGCTGAGTTGTCAACTATTTCTAGAAGAAGTTTAGGTATTGGATATATTGGACTTGCACACTATCTTGCAAAGAATAAAGCGAATTATGGTAGTGACGAATCATTACAAATGGTGCATGAACTTACTGAAGAATTCCAATACTCACTTATCAAAGCATCCGTTCAAGTTGCAAAAGAAAAGGGTAAGTGTGATTGGTTCCATAAGACCAAGTATTCAAAGGGAATACTGCCAATCGACACGTATAAGAAGGATGTTGATGACCTAGTCAGTGTTTCTCTTAAGAAAGACTGGGAGGCTCTACGTGGCGAAGTCCTAGAACATGGTATGAGACACTCTACATTGAGTGCACAAATGCCAAGTGAATCATCTAGTGTTGTGTCTAATGCAACGAATGGTATTGAACCACCAAGAGACCACTTGTCAGTTAAGAAAAGTAAGAAAGGTACACTGAAACAGATTGTACCACAGTATGCACAATTGAAGAATTTCTATACATTGCTATGGGATATGGAAGATAATCTAGGATACATTAAGATTGTAGCAGTCATGCAGAAGTTTTTTGACCAAGGTATAAGTGGTAACTGGTCTTATAACCCCGAAAACTATGATAATGGTGAAGTCCCTGTGTCTGTAATGGCAAGAGATTTACTAAACACTTACAAGTATGGATGGAAGACATCATACTATCATAATACAATGGATGGTAAGGAAGAGGATGTGGTGAAGGATGAACAACCACTATTACCTGCTGACCCATTTGATGATGAGGACTGTGAAGCCTGTGCCATATAATGTTCAGATGAAAGACGGCCCAAATTATGGGAAAACTGTGAAGGGTGTGTTCAATGACCACACTCACCAGTTTGTAACGGAAGGTTATACGATATATCGTAACTTCATACCTAAAGAAGTTATTGAGTATACTATGGATGTGTGGAAGACTATCGAACACCACCCATTAGCAGACAAACTTTTGGAATCAGAAGTCGAAGTTATTCCAAATGGGCCTGAGTCATCAAAACATACAACAACCGCTGGTCACACTATGCCTATGGGTGTTGCAATGCACAGGTATATACATAAGAAGCTCCGAAAAGAATTCGATATGCAACTAATTGAAACATACTCCTACAGTAGGAAATATACTAGGGGTTCATACCTCAGAGCTCATGCTGATAGACCATCATGTGAAGTAAGTGCTACTATTTGTTTGGATTACCAATCAGATGATAATGAACCATGGGTAATATGGGTTGATAATACCCGCAATTGGGTAGACGAAGTTATAGATTTTGATGCGACTCAAGGTATACCAATCCGTCATAGAAAGTCTATTCCAGTTAAATTAGAAGTTGGAGATTTGCTCTTGTATCAAGGGCCAAATGTGGTACACTGGAGAGATACCTTTATAGGAAATTACAGTTACCATATGTTCTTACATTTTGTAACCGACTTTGTTAGTAATCTATGTCAAGTTAACAATCAAGAAACAAATGGAATGTTTCGTGTTCAATATGGCGATTCTTATGGAGATAAACGTATTGTTTTGGAAAATGATGGTAGACCCAATCGATATGTACAAAGCGATGAGGACTATAACGAGTACCATGATTTCAAAAGATGGTCAAAGGTGTATGAATCACTTCATGGACAAAAACATAGGTTCGTAAATAATTACGACCAATTAGAATTTGAGAAGATAGAAGAATGACAGTATTTAATAGAAAAAAAGTAGACTATACCAAAGAATCGATGTTCTTTGGCGAACCACTAAACACCCAAAGATTTGATGACTTTAAATATCCTATATTCGATAAGTTAACACAGAAACAATTAGGTTTCTTTTGGAGGCCCGAAGAGGTATCCTTACAAAAAGATAGGAATGACTATGCTTCGTTAAACAAGTCACAGAAACATATCTTTACATCTAATCTAAGATATCAAACTTTACTAGACTCAGTTCAAGGTAGAGCACCCGCTTTAGCGTTCTTACCATTTGTGACTCTGCCTGAACTGGAGTCTTGTATTATTACATGGGACTTCTTTGAGACTATACATTCACGTTCCTACACTCATATCATAAAGAATGTGTATAGTGACCCTAGTGATATATTTGATACAATTATAGATGAACCTGCTATTGTAAAACGTGCTGACATGGTAACAGAAAAGTACGACAGATTCATTGAACTAGGACGCAAGAAGTCACTAGGTCATAAAGTAGATGAATATGAACTTAAGAAAGCATTGTATCTTGCACTGATATCAGTAAACATCCTAGAAGGAATTAGATTCTTTGTATCGTTTGCGTGTTCATTTGCATTTGGTGAACTGAAAGTTATGGAAGGTAGTGCGAAGATACTTTCGCTAATCGCCAGAGACGAAGCACAACATCTTGCCGTATCACAACACATTCTAAAGTGTTACCAGTCACATGAAAAAGATAAGGTCATGAACAAGGTCATGAAAGACTGTGAAGATGAGGTATATCAAATGTACCGTGATGCAGTAGACCAAGAGAAGGAATGGGCAGAGTTCCTATTCAGAGAAGGTTCTATGATTGGATTATCTGTACCACTACTCAGTCAATACGTAGAGTACATTGCAAACAAGAGACTACGTGCGATTGGTCTCAAAGCAATCTATGATGTATCAAGTGCTAACAATCCATTACCATGGACAAAACACTGGTTTAACAGTAGAGGACTACAGAACGCACCACAAGAGACAGAGATTGAATCTTATGTCATTGGTGGTATTAAACAAGACGTACAAGACGATACGTTTGATGACTTTAAATTATGAAGATACTGATTAGTATATGGGCACTCAGTGTATTTACATTGATTGTACTCTTGATACCCGCCTGCAGTAATATCCCATCTGAGGGACTGCCTAAGTATAAGTATGAAGACGTAATTGAAGAGGAATGTGATGACGAATGGAAAACATACCATGGTCATTGTTTGAAGTATAGGAATTTAGCATGATAGAAATTTATGGAAAGACACAGTGCCCTTTTTGTGACAGAGCAAAAGCATTGTGCGAACAGAATGGTTATGAATACACATATAAACAATTAGGTGTAGATTTTGGAAGAGAGGAGATACTAGAAGAATTCCCTGGCGCTCGTACTTTTCCACAGATACGCATCAATGGTGAAAATGTAGGTGGTTACACAGAATTAGATGAGATGCACAAAGGTGGGAAGTTATAAGTTATATCTACCTGCTGAGTGGGAACAGGATGTGTATTGCGAAAGATACAAACACATGCTTAATACCATCGACAGAGTAGAAAATGAAGTGAGAGTGTACGTTTGTGGATTAGATTTCACATACAAAGACATACCGCAAGAATCATCTTTGCCATTTGTTACGATAGATGGTAAAAGAAAGTCATACGAAAACCTATGTAAGCATTTAGAAATGCCACACTTAATAGACAAACCAAATTATTTAATAAAAGCACAAGGAGCGTACCAAAGTGAGTTTGATTAAACTTTATTGTACAGATTGCCAGAGTGAATGTGAAGTTTACTCTGAAATGGATGAGCACCATTATCCAATTCAACATTGCCCGTTTTGTGGTGCGGAGATAGACGAGCATCAACGTGAGGAACTAGACGATGAAACCGAGTAAAATACTCATAACAGGACATGACGGTCATACAGACAAGAATGTTTCAATAGGGTCTGAGATACACAGACAGTGTTTAGAAAATTGGCCTGATGCGGAGTATCTACTTGTCAGTGAAAAGACAGGATTTGATATCAACGAAAGACAAGATGAGTTCTTTGAAGCCTACGATGAATTTGAACCCGACTTGTTTTTTAACAATGCATGGGCTCAAGGTGCTAATCTACAGATTGCACGTGAAGCCATCAAGAGACGTTTCTTCACTCTCATGTTGACTACTGGTACACCTACAGGGTTCACAGAACTTACAGGTGATAATCAGAAGTATTCAACATATAAGTTTTGGCCTGAACGTACTAAAAAGTATGCACTTGACCACGGAAAATTATGGAGAGAAGCATATCAGCACAGGTCACATGCTTGTTATCATGGAAAGCCAGGCGAGATGAGAAAACTTGATGGTACGATTGATGAGATGGCAACAGTGGATGTTGATGATATCACACAACAAGGTTCAGAGAATAATGTTGGTAAGTATTATGGTGAGAATCTATTTTGGACTCACTTTGTATTTGGGCCAACGAGGACTGCTGAAACAGATGCTGACCCAACTGAACATAAGTACGACCATGTACCTATGTTAGACCCTGTTGTAATGGTCAGTAAGATGATGAACCTAGTTAAAAATGATGACTGGATATTCCAATGGGTTCAAGCCTTTGAACCACCCATGTCAAAAGACCCCATGGATTTCTTTAAAGTGTGGGGAGAAGTGCAAGCATACAACATAGAGAGAGGTTGGTAATGCAACAATTAGTGGATAACATTAAACAATGGCATCATGATAGAAACCTTATTGAAGGTGCAACAGATAAAGACCAAGTATGTAAACTTATCCAAGAGGTAGGTGAACTATCGGACAACGTCTGTAAAGAGAAAGATGTAGCAGATGACATAGGAGATATTATGGTTGTTCTGATAAACATTATGGTACGTAATGGTCTTTCTATGGAACATTGCTTGGAAGTCGCATATCATGATATCAAAGACCGCAAGGGAGTAATGCGTGATGGCATCTTCATTAAAGAAGAGTCTTAGGTATTACTGGAGACTGTGGGCTAAATCTCTAGGCGAAAAAGAGGGTGCCACTGATGCAGAAGCAGATAAGGTTGCTATTATTAGAACCGTGGTTGTGGGGGTGAACTTCATAACCTGTTTCTTCATCATTGCTGGTAACATACATCACTGGTGAGAGTTGTAGTTACCACAGTAGGGGATATTGTTATCTGTAGAGACCATTCTTTGGATGGTATCCCTAGATGGGTAGTTGACGATGGTGTCAGTGTGAAGATATACAATAAAGTATATTATTCACTGGACAAGGTGAAGAGTTTTTATGAGGATAAACAGCAGATACAATTCCCTAGTAGATAGTGCTATATTTTACGCTAAACAACTAGGTATCGACCACGTTGACAACGTGCACATATCTATACTCAAACTACCCCATCCCCACCCTAAACAAGGGTACTGTGAATTCCCTATAAACCCCCAAAACAACCTAGATATCACCCTTTTCATCAAATTAGACGAAGAAAGGGAGATAACTTTAGCCCATGAAATGGTTCATGTCATGCAAGTCATTGAAAACAAAGACATAAATGAGTACGAAGCAGAGAATTTAGGTGAAAAATTAGCAAAAAAACGCTTGACAGTGACCCCACTTTTCTGAGATAATAGTACCCTAATGTGATGAGAGAGAGAGAAAGTGATGAAAAAGTTGACCCCTTTGTTACCAACCCCGTTACCAATGTCTTACATCAAATCAGCTTACATGCGATGGAACTATGGGAATGATATCACCCAAGAGTGGTGTTCTACCCTATCTAACTTTGTTTTAAATCTGCGTAAATATTATCAACACGACCAGTGTGTCGTTCTTTATGCAGATGTTTCAGAGTTCTGGCATAACCCCGACCTTGACATCAACCTACGGTAAGGAATATTGTTATGATAAACATCCAATTAGAAGGTCAAATCGCACAGAAACGTAGGGTTACCACCTACATACGGTCAATATTGACCTTTTTAATGCCTGAACTACGCCGTGATGTTGATGTTACAGTGACTACTGTCCGTGAATGTGAGGGTGGTGCTCTAGGACTGTGTTACGGTGCACGTAACAGTGTTGAAATAGAGTTGTCTAGGACTCTAATGGGTGACAAGATACCCTTAGAAGAGATGATGCAGACTCTGGCACACGAATTGGTACATGCCAAACAGTTCATTAAGGGAGAATTGTCCCCTAAAATGACTCGATTTAAGACCATTTACCATGCTCATACCCCCTATTCTAAACAACCTTGGGAACATGAAGCATACCGAAAAGAGGTTAAATTATATAAGATATTTTGGGAATAACACTTGACAGTGACCCTACAAAAAGGTTATACTATACGTATGGAAAATAAGAGAGTAAAGAGAATATTCATTGATATGGACGGAGTCTTGGTTGACTTCATTAAGGGTGTTTCTGAGATGATTGGGAAACCTTTGACAGCGGATGATGCTGGTCACAGTGAATACGATGAGAGAAAACAAGAACTGACGGACAAGAGATTGTTCAGAAATTTACCACCAATGGTTGACTACCATGAGTTGATTGGTTATGTAAAACATACTCAACTTCCTTGGGAAATCTTGACTGCTGCTGGTAAAGTAAACAGACAAACAGTTGTCTATGACAAGTGTGAGTGGATTAAACAGTATGTTGACCCATTCATCGTGACTACTTGTACTTACAGTGGAACACAGAAAGGTGCTTTCGCTGAGAAAGGTAGTGTTTTGATAGACGATAGACAAGTTAACATCGATGCTTGGGAAGCTAACGGTGGTATTGGTATCCTTCACACTAGTGCGGAGAATACAATCAACCAGTTGAAAGCACTCAGAAGTGGTGCTGACGTTGTCGAGTTAAAAAAAGAAGTCCCTGTAGTGAAACATAAGTAACTATTCATCGTGCATGGATGAGAGGGGAGCTCTGACCTGTCGCAAGGGAAGAGAAAGGACGGGTCTTGAGCATTTGCGCCCAGTTATACGTCCGTAGGAAAAAATACAATAACTGAAATTGCGAGACAATTTTTCGGGGTGGGGGTTTAGTCTTTAAAGAAACTCCCCCGTTTTTGTATCCACTAAATAAGGCTATGGCATATTCACAAAAAGTAATTGATAGATTCAATGACGTACTAGAGAATCCTCAGAAACATTCAGTCGGTAGGTTTGACCCTAATGACCCTAATGTTGCAACAGGAATGGCAGGAGCACCCGCCTGCGGTGATGTTATGAAACTAGACCTTCTTATGGATGGTGATTACATAACAGATGTCAAGTTCAAAACATATGGTTGCGGTAGTGCAATAGCATCATCCACCATGTTTGTTGAGATGTTAAAGGGTAAGACAATAGAACAAGCAAAAGAAATCAAAGATAAAGATATTGCAGACGCTCTTGAACTACCACCAATTAAATTACATTGTAGTGTTCTTGCGGAAGAATCTATAAGAAAAGCGATAACCCATTGGGAAGAAAAGTCTGACCATAGGAAACATAATTATTATGAAACAACCGAAAACAATACAGACTGACGACATACGGGTAACGTTTAGTCAACACATTGCTCACTATGAGAATGCCTTCCACGATAAACATTGCAAAGACTTCATAGAATTCTTTGAATATCACAAAAAACTTGGTGTAACAGAACTTCGCTCAGACTATGATGAGGGTGCTGGTGCCCAAAAGAAGAAAGACGAATCAATGTCTTATCATCAAGTGCCTGAAAGCACAAAATTTACACAACAGTTTGGTGGTTTCATTGACTACACCATCAACCGATTATTGCCCATCTATGCAACTGAATACTTTGATGAACTTGCATCCAATATGTTAACCATGTATGAGGGTAAGGTACAACTTACACAACCTTCTGAAGGGTATCATATATGGCATTGTGAAAGTTATGGTAATCTAGCAAAGAATAGAGTTCTTGCATGGTCTCTATTTCTGAATGATGTAGAAGAAGGTGGTGAGACAGAGTTTATAGAACAATGTCTGAGGTTTAAACCTAAGATGGGTGACTTCCTAATGTGGCCAGCAGGATTTACGCACCTTCATAGAGGAAATCCACCTCTTTCGGGGCATAAATACATTGCTACAGGATGGATAGAATACAAATAGGAGAAAATATGCAATATTTACAGAAATTCCTAGATTGGCATGAACGCATGTGTTATAAGTTCATTGACCATTTTGACATAACCGAATACCAATGTATGTGGTTAATGTTTGCAGAGGGATTCTTTTTAGCATTGTTATTACTATGGATTTTTTAAAACGACAATTAAAAAAGTTTTGGTCATGGGTAAAATCATTATTCATGACACGTTACACTGTGTCTGTATCGTACAACGCCGAATGGGGTGATAAGGACGATAGAGTATACACAGGTGTAAGAAAGATAATCACGAAGAAAGAGAAATTACTATCTTTCATTGATTCTGAAAAGAGACCAGTAGAGATTCGTGGTGCTGCTGGACTCAATTACAAGATAGAGGTAGAAGACTAATGCAACAGTTATTAATAGGCATAATCTTAGTTCTTGGTCTTGGTGGATATTACCTGTATAATCAAAACCAAACATTGTTAGCAAACAATCAGAAGTTAGAGTATGCAGTAGAAGAACAGAAAGCCGCCATGACTGCCTTAAAGGAGAACTTTGAGAAGCAGGGTAAAGCACTGCTAAACATGTCACGCAAGAATGCGGAGATAGAGGCAGAGAAACAAGAATACTTAGCAATCTTTGCTAGACACAATTTAGATATGCTTGCATTGAAGAAGCCAGGTTTGATTACAAATAGGTTTAACAATGGAAGTCAAAAAGTGATGGAGGGCATGGAAAATGATACAGAAGAACTTTATAAGCTTACTGTTCCTAGTGACAGTGATTAGTGGTTGTTCACTATTACCACAAAAACAGATTGAGATAGTCTCTAAACCAATAGAGATTGAAATCATGCAACCTACATTGCCTAGACCTGTAGATTTAACTGCACCCGAATGGTGGGTAGTATCGGAAGCAAAGATTACAAATCCGTGTAGGAAAACAATCTCTTTTGAACCACCTAAGTATAATGAGAAGGGTGAAGAGGTCTTAAAGAGACCTAAGAGTTGCGACAAAGCAGACACAGAAAACCCCGATTGGCCAGATGGTTATACCTACCTAGACCAGTTCTTAGATGAAATGAAAGAACAGAACAATGGTGAGGTACTATTTGTAGGTACTACCATTGGTGATTACAAAATCATGTCAGAAGATATGCAAGAATTGAAAAGGTATATCAAACAGCTGGGTGAAGTAATAATTTATTATCGTGATGTAACAGTGAAAAATGATGAGACCAAACCGACAGACAAAGACTAATCAATTCCAACCACTAGAGGCGTATCGCACAGAACTATTTGCGACACCTTTTTGGAAGATGAGGTTCAACTACAATCTAGACGAGATTGTTCGTGATGTGCGTAAAGCAGTTTCTGTTGTAGAAAGGCAAAGTGGGGGTGATAACAAAAGAAACTACACCACCTATTTCGATAGAGATATCCACGATGAATACATTGGTCAAACAGAGTGGTGTAAACAACTAACCACTAATCTCAAAGATACCTATGTCGATATCATGCACAAAGAGTTCTTGAAAGACCCTAGAGAACATAACATGCTACGCAGTAACATACACTGCTGTCTATGGGTCAACCGTTATACAGACCAACATGAACACAGTGTTCACAATCACAAAGGCACAATACTCAGTGGTACGTTCTACGTGAAGACATCACAACCCTGTGCACCTATCATATTTGAAAGTCCTAATGAATATGCAAACATGTTATTCATGACAACGGATAGACATCATCAAAGTGACAACGGACAAGACAATCATTACGGTGTGCCTGCAATACAGAAAGAGTTTCAATTTCAACCAAGAGATGGTGACATTGCTCTATGGCCTTCATACCTGTACCATCATGTACCATCCCAAGAAAACCAAGAAGAACGTATATCCATAAGTTTCAATCTTGCACATTCTGAAATGTATGGCCCAAGTACAACAGATAAATTGCTGGATGAGTGTGACTATTCATTCTTAACACAAGGGGAATGTTAATGAAACACTATTCAAACGATGAACTTTTTAGATTCAATAAGAAGTTAGACCCAGTTGTAAAGGATGGGGTAGTCTATATTGATAATCTATACGAGAATGCTGATGATATACATGACTGGTTGACTAGTCAGCAATATCCTTTATGGAAGTATAACGAAGAAAGAACCACATCAAGAAATGGTAAGGACTATCTAGACTGTAGACTGATACACAAGATTGGTTATCCTACACGACTTTATCAAAATCAAATGAACATGTTGCAGAATATATGCAGAGACCAAGGTTGGTGGAATTATGGGTACTCTTACGATAATGCCTATGAATTCAATTGTTTCCAATCATTAGAAAACCATGACCCTGCTATACAGCATTACCCACATATCGATAGTGCTCTCAATGCCTTGGATTCCGAATCTGTGATTAACGTTATCACTTACATGGACAAACAAGAAAACGGTGGAACTGCCGTTTACGAGGGGACATGGATAAGTAATGACGAACAAGAGAATTTATTGTACCCAGTGGAAGAGTTGTTTGATATCAAACAGATTATCCCACATAAGTTCAATAGACTAGTCATGTTCCCAGGCAATCAATTGCATGGTGGATACATAGAGGATTACTCCAAGTATATGGGTGAAAATTGGAGATATACTCAAGTAACATTTTTTCACCCGCAGAGAAGATAATGCCAACAAAATATAAACCCAGTGCAACGAGAGTTGATAGAGCAACCAAGAAAGTAGAGATTGACCATTTCTATGTCAAACAAATATCCAAGACAGAAGCATTCAAAATGTTGAATGACCGTAATGTCAAACCAAAGGTTAAGCGTAAGATACGCAACGAATTAGTCAGAAGGGGTATTGAAATTGTATACGTACCTAAAACTTTAGGAAATGTTTAAAGAAACCCACTATCGCCCGTTACCCAAATCTGTTACAATAGCTATGTCCTCTATACAGGGACTAGGTTTATTTGCTACAGAAGATATACCAAAGGGTACTGATTTAGGGATGACACATTTGTGGTTCCTTAATCAATGGATAAGAACGCCATTAGGTGGATTCATCAATCATGCAGAGAACCCTAACGCAGAAGCGAAAGAGAGAACAGATACTGTTTATCAAGGTAAGATTATTAGAGAAGTAACAATTAGAACATTGGTAACCGTGACGGACATCAAGAAAGGTGAAGAAATCACATTTTATTACACTTTGAAGGAATACTTCAACAAACCTATAGCAACATGAGAAAAGAAGAACTGGTAGAATTATTTGAAAAATTACATAAAGAGGATACAACAGGAAACATTGAGGCAGTAGTCCATGATGTGAATGGTGGTACATTTACCACTGATAGTATTAGATTGGATATGGATGGGGGTAGACTCATTATATGCCAGATGAATAGTCCTTGTTATGATTCAAATAAAGAGAACTGGAAGACTGAATTGGAGTTCATTAGATGAGAGAGGGGATGTTTAGTCCTATAATGCTGTGTAGTCGATATGTGACTATGCTAGACGAGATAGACAATGATGCTCTAGAACGTCAGATTCATAATCGAGCATTGATGAAAGAACCATATTACCCTTCGGGGGTGCATAGTATGGATACAGCACCAGGCGAAGAGTTCAGTCATGACGCCAATGGACTACCTATGAGTGGTGAGAGCAAGAAATTAGTTGACCTTATTCATAAAGTTATAGACGAGGAAATAGTTGAGGGGTTTAGGACATATGCATGTTGGGTTCATCTAGTCGGAGCTAATGAACAAACTTCATTACATTCTCATTCTGTATATCATGAACTAGACCCACATTTATCATGGTGCTATTATGTTAAGACACCACCCGACTGCGGTAATCTATCGTTTGACACTACAATTCACACTAGACATATTTGGATGGAAGAAGAATCTGTAGCAGGTAAATTGGTGGTGTTCCCATGGTGGATGCCTCATGGTACTACAAAAAATAACAGTGGTGATATGAGAATATCTATCAGTGGTAATTGCACAGGTAAATTTGATGACCCTAAAAATCTATACAACATAGTAGGACTTACAGACTAATGATAATAAGATTCTTAAAGACACTTAAAAATTGGATAGACCCTAACCATTGGGCTAACAAGATAGGAGAAAATAGTGGTGCCTATGATAAAGCAAGAAACAGTAAACTCAGACAGTGGGTAGACAGTTTAGAAGGATGGAAATGGTGGGCATGGCAATTAGGCCCATGTCTATTAGTATTCATATTATTAGAGTTGGGTTTGAACCAACTCGGTATGACAATGTTACCTTGGAGATAATAAATGGAAGTTAAACTGGTTAATTACAGTCAGTCAGATGGTAACTATCTTATTGATAGTGCTAACGTACAGGAGATGATAGCCTTTTGTGCAAGAGTCTCTAATCCCGAAAATCAGTATAGTGAGAAGAGTGACGGTCTTATCAAGTATTTGATTAAGCA